GGGTCAGCACACAGTGTAGACACTGCAGCAACTTTCATACCCATTGAATAAAGTGATCGTGATAATTTTATTCTTTCACAATTTTCATCTGTTACTGTAATCGCAGACGCAATTCCAAGGATCTGGGTTTGAACCCCAGCCGACGTTCCAGTCTTACAAACATCAGAATTGTTTACCACAACACTTGGTGCATTTGCAGTTGGTGGTGCTTTGTCTGTTACAACCGTTGATGATACAGTTGTGTTTGTGTCAGCTGCCGCGAGGTTAGTTGACAAAAAAACAACAATCAAAGTAATTACAGCTAAATTTAAAAATGTTTTCATAAACTATTTAATCCTTGTATAGGAAAAGCTTCGAAGGGTAAACAATATCCCGTGGTCACCATATTATTCTTATATTCCAATGGTTTAGCTTCGTAAATGTTTAAGTAATCTGCCAGTGCTGTCATGCAGCTATGCTCATCTGCATACAAAAAAGATTGTGTTTTGACAGAAGGCAGACCAGGATTAGATATCATAATGAATAGTAACCAAACTTTTATCATTGCGCCACACTATATATGCAAAGAAAACCAATTGCTATTGATAACCATATAGAGTAATATAGCCACCTCATTTTTGTTCCTTAAATTCATAAAAATAATTTGTATCATCACCTGCTGTCCATTTACTGACTGATTCTACAGCGTACTCTACAGTTGATACTTTGAAGTCAGGTCGTTTTGGTTCTGCAGGTGTTAAAGATTTATCATAAAACAATGTACGATTGTTTGGTTGCGCTGCAAAGTGACCATTATCTAATTCTAATATGTTAAATGATTTATGTTCTGCTGGCACTTGTGAATAATTTATGTTTGGTAAATTATGATCTGCGTGACAACTATCTATTGTAAATAAATATTCTCCTTCGTGCCATTTTTTAGATGGTGCTAAGTATCTTGCTTTAGGAGGAACAGTTGTTTTTTCTATGACTGTGATGTGGTAACTAAATGAATCCCACAGTTCTAATTCTTCTAACGGAAGATCATCTGTAACATTAGGGGAATTAACAAAAGCACTGATAGGGAGCTTATCATAAAGAGCAGCATATTCCGGCAGATACGTCTCAAAGTAAAGCGCTCTACCTTGGATTGACTTAACAGTAGTCCAAACACCCTCTACAAATTCTCCGTGTCCTTTTTTATGATCATATAAATACTGCTTCTTAACAAAAACTTTTACTGGAGGCAGGTTTGCTACCAGAAATGCCATTATGGTTTTCTTTGTTGTTTCTTATATTCTTTTGTCAAGTATTTATTGACTTTAGATTTACTGTAAGATTGTTTCATAAAATCTTTACTAAATTTTTTAGCTCTCTCTGATGCTGATCTTACATCTTTAAGAATTTTTTTGGTATCTTGATCCATTTTAATCTTATCAGATGCTTGTTTAAATGTTTGTAATCTTTTTTTAGGATTGATGCCTTTTTTACTTTTACCAAGCATACCAAATCCACGTAGTGCTGCTCCAAATATACCCATTTTTAATCCTTTTTCTTATAATATTTACTTAAAACCGTAGGTCTATCCTTGGTTCGTTTGTAATAATGTTTACTTAAAATCGTTGGTTTATCTTTAGTTCTTTTGTAGTAAAAATCACTTAAGCCAGGTCCACTACCTTTTTTCTTTCCTTTTTTCTTAAGAGCTTTACCAAATCCTCTTAATGCTATCCCAAATATACCCATTACTTACCCCGCATATATGTTTTGTTGGGGTGGTAGTATAACCATTTTATAAATTTATTCCAGTACTTTAGTATCATATTATAAACGGGACCCCCTGCAACGAATGTGCGGGAGGTCCACCGAGATGAAATGAAGTTGAGAACATTATGTGTACATTATGTGCGACAATTTGGCAAGAAAAAAGTTTACATTGTCCTTGTTTTGTTCTGTTAGCTGTGCTATATGATATTCAAATGTCGGTGTTGCAACACTGGCTGAGTATGGCTGAACAACTATAACAAGGTGGTAAGGCACACTTGAGGAAAGATATGGTCAAATGACTGAAGGGTCCAAGGGTGGTACTGAAGTACTAGTTAAGCTCATAAGGTTTGATTTGTCGGGAAAAGGTTGGGGGTAGTCAAAGAATCCCCCTACTCACACTAAAAGGAGAACTAGAAATGATAACAAAAGAAAAATTTACTGATTGGCTTAGTAAATCAAAACGCAATGATAGAATTACGTACTACCGTGGTTTCTTGTTTGCACCACATTTACAAAAGCTATCACCAATGGACGAAAAGCGTCCTGCTAAAATTAGAGCGCATGCTTGGTATTTGCATATGTCTGGGCTCATTGAGCTTGTACAAAAGAAACATGCAGATTTTGATTACGAGTACATAGCGATAAGACGATGATAGATATTATATTGTTTTTATTAATACCTCTAAAAATAGTCATGGCATTTTACGTGACATACCATATTTACATGTGGGCTTTTGGACTATGATAGAGTTTATACATGACAGCTGGCATGGCGTGATGAATCACAAGCGTAATCCGTTGCGCCATATACCAGATCAAAACGTGCGTCATCTTGTATTACAGCTTCTTGCTTGGATGTGGTGTATAGCATTCTCGTTATACTTCTCATCCTGGTATTTGTTTGGGATTACAGTGGTATCACACTTTGTGTTTATTATTGCGATATTTATCACAGTAATGACATTTAGTATGGTAACACCAAAACCACAACCAGAAGAGTATGAAGAAGATGACATGGACCCAATAACGGAGGATGATGATGACTATTATTAAAGAAGTTGTAACAAGAGACGAACTAAAACGCGCAGAAGATGAATTTTACAATGCTATGTGGGTAGAAGACGAAGAACGTATGCTATCTGCAAACCAAGCAATTGTATATTACCAGTCATTTGACAGTCACTACTGCCCAGAATATCCAGGTTTTTAAGGAGGAGAAATGAAACTATTAGAAGCTGCAATGCAGATAGATAAGATAATACGCCAGGCGATAGACGAAGGCACTGGTTTTTATGATACGTTAAGTAAGGTAAAAGCCGTGAAGGTGCACAACATAGAATTTAGTAACCAGATGTTATTAGAAATTATGTTGGACTATGTAAAAAATTACACAGACTTTGTTAAAAACGAAGATGACATACAGGAGATGTTTGATGAAGCAGAAGCCAGTTGGAATAAAAAATATAATTAAGTCTTGGTTTATGAAGAAGCCTAAATCAAAATTAGCTTTGGTGTGGATGCATATATACCACAACGAAGACTATGGTGTCATAGGACATTGTATATTTGATCGTAATAAAGCTGTGAAAGGCTACGATAGTTACGGGACAAATGGACATAAATAGTATACCAAGGGTCACAATTACGTGGATGGATGCACGTGATATGGAAACAGGGTGGCTTGATATAAAAGACATTGTGTCAGCACCGCTTGCGAAATGCCAGGAGACTGGTTGGATGGTCGTGAATAATGATGAGAAGATCGTGATCATGCGCTCGTGGTGCGTGGACCGGGATGATAATCATGGTGGTGGCGCTATTGCCATACCAAAAGGATGGGTAACAAAGATAGAGTATTTACAAGGAGCACATGCAGACGTACGAAATTAATTTATGGTTAGATAAAAAAATAATAGAGAAGATAGTAAAACAATTTGATAGTGATGATAAAGTATTGGAATATATAGAGAATAACTTTGATACTACACCAGATCCTGGTTTTCCATCATTAGATCCAACGCGTGGATATGTAAGACCAAAAGCTTCAAAGTATACAATTACATGGGCTAGAGTGCATACGTACGAACGTAAAAAAGGACCAAAAAGAATACAACTTACAGAAGAAGAACAAGAGATACAGAAGACGCTAGAAGCATCGATTACAAAAGAAGCTATTGATGAGTGGGGAGAAGCCGAAATGTTAAACACAGTGAGAAAAGATTATTGGAGCAACCCAGATGCAAAAGGCCTTGAAGAGAAACGATAAAGACGGTTTGACACCTAAACAAATGAAGGTGTACAAGATGATAAAGACTTTTATCAAAGCAAATGGTTATTCACCATCGTATGAAGAATTGAAACAGTTGATTGGATCTAAATCCAAATCACATGTTCATGGTTTGGTACATCAATTGATACGTAGAGGATGGATAGGAAAAGGAAATGGCAGAAACCGGTCAATTTATATTTTGTAATGTGTCATGTATAGTGATATATTTGCTGTGTTTAAATTATTTTTTTGTTACCGGGATCAAAAGAGGTGCCACAGTGACACAAATGATGATTATGCTATATAAATCAATGACTTATGTTGTGGCACTAGTGTGTCACTACTCTAGACAACGCAAGGCACTTTTTTGTTTTTTGGAAAATAAAATGAGTAAAAACTCAACTATACTGCGGGGTTTAGCATGGTAGATAAAAGAATTAGTGATGCCACAAGTGGTGCCACAAATATGGCAAAAAGATATCCAATCAGAAATGATGGATTGACAGATAAACAACGTATCTTTGTACAAATATACACAGAGAACGAAGGACGATTGACACCAACAGAATGCGCAAGACAAGCTGGATATGCAGAGGACAGAGCAAATACGACTGCATCAGAATTATTAAATGGAAAAAGGTTTCCAAAAGTAGTAGAAGCTGTACTTGCACGCAGAGCAGAAATACAGAAAACACACGAGGTCAAACTAGATAAACATGTACAAGAGCTGGCAAGACTACGTGAAAAGGCTCTTAATGAGAAGTCTTATTCTGCTGCCGTTAATGCTGAGCGGTTGCGTGGGCAAGCTGCAGGATTGTACATCGATAGAAAAGAGATCAGAACTGGTAGTATTGACTCTATGTCTAGAGAAGAAGTTTTGAAAGCTTTAAGTGATATAGGATTAGGAGGTAAGTTTGAAAAGAACGGAGCGAGAACAAAACTATCGATCGAAGAAAAATCCAATGGCGAAGGAGCTAAGGACATCACCGAAGTATCGACAGAGGATAGTCAAGAACAGTAAAAAGTATGACCGTAAAAACGGAAACAAATTTTTGGAAGAGTTTAAAGAAGTACTTAGACGGTGGTGATTACATTACATCAAGACTAGAAAGCTACGTTACACCAGGATTCCCAGATTGTTTGGTTTATCACAAACAGACAGGATTCTTTACACTAGAATTAAAGGTCGCAAATAGTAGTAACAAAGTGGTACTATCTCCGTTCCAAATTGCATGGAATATGCGTCATGCTACAGCTGGTGCACAGTCATATATCTTGGTCAGCTTGCCTCTCGCAGAGGGGGTCAAATTGTTTCACGGATGCAAAACCAAGGACCTCGGCGAAAAGAACGTGTTCCAAGTGCCCGGTTTGTACGAAGGACGGCTCACGGATCTCGATTTTTGTCAAGTGCTTTCAAACTCCCAAACTCCCTAATATAAAAAAATCTGTTAATAACCTGTGGATAACTTTCCGGCGTCCGGGCGCCCGGCGCCTGGTGCGCAGCTGACGAATCCAAACTCCGAAACTCCTCTCACAAACTCCCAAACTCCCGTAAAAAAACTAATCCCAACTGGCCGGGATCCCTGCAGCCAGGTGTTTTCGCACCGGGCGCGCCCGGCACTTCCTGTGAAACGAATCCGCAGAAAACTGCGAAAAATTTATCACCTTCAGTCTTGACAGATCCTGAAGTGAAGGTATATATACCAGGCCGGGATGTCTTCTAACATCTCGAAGAACTAGAAAG